AATGGATCAATATCGTTATGATGAAGATCTTGATGATGAGTCTACTGTTAAGAAAATAAAGATAGAAAGAAAAAAGGCTATTGCTGAAGCCAAGAAATATTTCAATTCGCAAAAGGAAAAATACAGAATCCCACTTGAGTCAAGAAAAGATTCTATTCCTGATGAAGAAAAAGAGATATATGAAAGCTACAAGCAATACATAGAACAGTCGAAGACTATCGAAGAGGAAAACGAAAGAAAGCGGTCATGGTTTGACCGTAAAACTGATGAAGTTTTTAGTGAACAGTTCAAAGGTTTTGAATTTAACATTAATGACAAAAAGATTACTTTCAACCCTGGAGATAGGAATGAGTTAAAAAAAATCCAGTCTAATACATCAAACTTCATTAGCAAGTTTTTAGATGAGCAAGGATTAATGAAAGATGCCGCAGGGTATCACAGAGCTCTTTCGATTGCTATGAATCCCGATAAGTTTGCTAGGTTCTTTTACGAACAAGGTCAGGCTGATGCTGTTGAAGGTACAATGAAAAATATAAAGAATATTCAAATGACCGAAAATAGAGCACCTGAAGTAAGCAAGTTAAGGGATGGTATTCAGGTAAAAGCGGTAAATCCTGACCATGGAAGAAGCCTTAAAATCCGTAGTATAAAACGATTGTAAAATTTTAAAAATTAAAAAAAAATGGCAAGTGCTTTATTAAACACCCCTACTTTTGCTCTTCAGCCTGCTGCTGAGCAAGTGGCTTTGTCCACAAACTACATTACTAACTTCAACTTCTTGAATCAGTATCTTCCTGATACCTACGAGAAAGAATTTGAGCGTTATGGTAATCGTACAATTGCTTCTTTCCTTCGTATGGTAGGAGCTGAGATGCCTTCTAACTCTGATCAAATTAAATGGGCAGAGCAAGGTCGTCTTCATATTAAATACACTAACTGTACTTCTGGTGCTGCTATTGGTTCAGCTACTGCTACATTTACTGTCGCAGATTCAGGAGTTACTTACATCGCAATTCGTGTAGGTCAAACTGTAATGATTCAAAATAATAGCACAGGTGTATTTAACAAAGCTATTGTTACTGCTGTTCCTACTGCAACTACTTTCACTGTAGCTTACTATGAGGCTGCTGGTCAAGCTTTTGCTGTATCTACTCAATGTACTGTATTTATCTATGGTTCTGAGTTCAAAAAAGGAACTAACGGAATGGTTGGCTCTCTTGAGGCAGAGGATGACATCTACAGCAACAACCCAATTATCATCAAAGATAAGTATGCTGTTAACGGTTCTGATATGGCTCAAATCGGATGGGTTGAAGTAACTACTGAGAATAATGCTACAGGATACTTGTGGTATTTGAAATCAGAGCACGAAACTCGTCTTCGTTTTGAAGATTACCTTGAAACTGCTATGATTGAGGCTGTTCCTGCTGCTGGTGGTTCAGGTGCTGCTACTGCTGGATTCATTGGTTCAGAAGGTGTATTCTACGTTGTAAACAATCGTGGTAACGTATGGGGTGGTGGTACTCCAACAACACTAGTTGATTGGGATACTATCGTTTCTCGTCTTGACAAGCAAGGTGCTATTGAAGAAAACGCTTTGTTCGTAAATCGTGGTCTTAGCTTCGATATCGACAACATGTTGGCTACCTTAAATGGTTATGCAGCATCTGGTTCTTCAAATGCAGCTTCATTCGGTTTGTTCGACAATGATATCAACATGGCGTTAAACCTTGGATTTACAGGTTTCCGTAGAGGTTATGACTTCTATAAGTCTGATTGGAAATACCTTAACGATCCAACAATGCGTGGAGGTCTAAGCAATGCTGCTGCAACTGCAACTGGTACAATCACTGGTCTTTTAGTACCTGCTGGTTCTACTTCAGTTTATGACCAAATCCTTGGTAAAAACGCTAAGAGACCATTCTTACATGTTCGTTATCGTGCTTCTGAAACAGAAGATCGTCGTTACAAAACTTGGATTACTGGTTCTGCTGGTGGAGCTCAAACAAGCGACTTAGATGCAATGGAGGTTAACTTCCTTTCTGAGCGTTGTGTTTGTACACTTGGAGCTAATAACTTCGTATTGTTCCGTTTCGGATAAATATTGGTTAAACAAGAGGGGGGATATAAATTCCCCTCTCTATTTTTTTTAGTAATAGAATCTAATTAAATATTTTTAAAATGGCAAAGTCAAAATCAGTAGACAAGGTCTACAAATTAAAAAATGGAAATCCACTTTCCTACACATTAGCATCAAGAAACCACCCAAGATTCCCTTTGATGTGGTATGATGAAGAAAAAAATCAAAACAGAGCATTACGTTACGCTGTAAATCAGAAGTCACCATTTGAAGATGAGCAAGATGGCAATGCCATTCTTGAGCCAATTACATTTGAAGATGGTTTCTTAAGTGTTCCAAGAACAAATCCAGTATTGCAAGAGTTCTTACATTATCATCCTTTAAACGGAATTATATTTACAGAGGTTGATGAAGAAAAAGAAGCTCATGAAGAAGTATCTGACTTAAACATTGAAATCGATGCTTTGATTGCTGCTAGAGAACTTTCAGTGGAGCAAATAGAAACAATGACAAGAGTTATGTTTGGGAAAGATCCATCAACAATACCAACAGATGTATTGAAGAGAGACATTCTTGTTTTTGCTAAAAACGAACCTCGTGAGTTCTTGAATATTATTAACGATCCTGAACTTCAGTTTCAAGCTAAAATCCGTAAGTTCTTCGAGAGAAATTTATTAGGATTTAGAAACAATGATAAAGAGGTTTGGTTTAATACATCTACTAATAAAAAGAAGATGCTAACAGTTCCATTTGGAGAAAGTCCTTATGATGTCGTTGGTCAGTATCTATTAAGCAATGATGGTTTTGATGCATTAAAAATGCTTGAGGCAATGATTGACGAATAATCTTTATATACTCAATAATAAAGGCGCAAATATATGCGCCTTTTTTTATTTATATTTGTAAAAAGTATTTAAGATGATAAACGAAGTTAGAAATACGGTATTATCTGTTCTAAACAAAAATAACTTTGGATATATTTCTCCATCAGATTTCAATTTATATGCTGAAAATGCACAAATGGAAATATATGAAGAGTATTTTGCTAATTATAATAAGTCAATAAATTTAGAGAATACAAGAGTTGCTGGTAGTGATTATGCTGAAGTCGAAGGACCTATAGCAGAGGCATTAGAAACATTCTTAGTTACTAATTATTTATCTCATATTGGTGCAAATATTTTTTCTGCACCAAGTTTAGTAACAACTAATGATACTTCTTACTATATTCTTAAAATGCTTTGTTATCCTCATGTTTTACAAACAGGAACAAATACAGATGTAAATGGAGATTATTTAGAAGATTCTAATGCGACATTCATAACAAATGGAGTAAAAGCTGGGGATTTAGCTGTTAACCTTACAACTAATGATGTTGCTACAGTTGTATCTATAATATCAGAAGCATATCTTTTATTAGACAATGATATATTTCAAGATTTAGGAGATGATTATGTTATTATATCACAAAAAGCTAAAGAAGCTGAAAAGGTTAGTGTTGGAAAAATTACAATGTTAAATAGTTCTCTTCTTACTGCTCCTAATAATATATTTCCATCATATACACTTGAGGGAGATAAAATAAAAATATTTCCAAATACAATGACTTATTATGGTCAATTGCAAGCGGTTTATTTTAGACATCCTAAACCTCCAAAATGGACTTATGTATCAATATTTAATGGAGAACCTTCATTTAATCAATCAGCAGTTGATTATCAAGACTTTGAGCTTCCTCCAGAAGATATCTATAAGTTGGTAACAGTAATTTTAAGGTATTGTGGCATATCAATAAGAGAAACTGAGGTTGCTCAATACGCTATGGCTCAAGAACAACAACAACAATAAAACAATAAAAGATGGCATATCTATCTCAATATCAATACTATGAGAATGATGGCAACCAACCAGTAAATGAAAACTGGGGTTCCTATCAGTATATTAGTCTTGAAGACATAGTTAACAACTATATGTTGATGTACTATGGGAACCACTCATTGGTGAATAATGAAGAAAGGTATAAGATTATTTTCCACGCAAAGAGAGCTATACAAGAACTTAACTACGATGCTTTCAAAGAGATTAAAGTACTTGAGCTTAGTGTTGCAGACTCATTAAGATATATACTTCCATCTGATTATGTAAATTGGGTTAGGATATCACTATATAAAGATGGATTTCTTAGACCACTTACAGAGAACATACAGACATTGTCGTCAAGAGCTTATTTACAAGACCAACAAGGAAATATACTTTTTGACCAAAACGGAAACGTACTTGAGCCACAATACTCCAATATTGACTATGAGAGATTAACAAAAACTAAGAAAAGTATATATC